ATATTTGTTACAGCCAACGCAACACCTTCATCAAACGCACGCTTATACTCATTCGACATCAGCGTATCTTCCAGGCGTTGATATACGCGGCTACACGCATAGTAAGCCAACGGGAAATGCAAACTAGGAGAGGCATCGACATTGCCCTCGGTTGTAATCCAGTCAATCGGCTCACGATAAGCGCGCACCGTCAAAGTGCGCGCATTGTTTGGCTTTGGGAACAAATGAATCTTGCCTTCCCAAATAGCATAAAACAACGGGTCGCCGCTAGTGTCATACGAACCAACGTAAGTGTTCTCCGCCATATCATACGACACCATGTCCAAACGCAAACCAACATTAGTGTTATCCACAATCGAAACAATCTGGGCAATCGGGTCAGCCGTAAAAACCGAAATATCGTAGGCCCGCTGTTCGGCAACCGTATTAAAAGTAAAAGTCTTCTCCAAAAACGGCCAACGCTTCTCAATATCCAAAATCCTGTAATAGCCGTCACGCAAATACAGGTTAACCAAGCCATCGGGCAGGTCCTCTTGGTCAAGGTCCGTAATGTCGCGGACGGTCTGACGCAAAGCGGCAGCCGTCATAGTCGCAAAAGCCATTAGACCGACTCCTCAATCTTGGTTGCGGCCTCGGCTATAGCCTTGGCTTGCTTCAGATGCCCAGCACAGAACTTCTGTCCACGCACCTTATTTGCACCACAGGTGTCATCATTGCCCTCACACTTGTCTCCACGACCCACATAAGGGCCGCTGGGCGGCGCTATACGCGCATTAGCCACAGCGGCCTGCCTGTAGCCATCAACTGGCCTTCCATGCAGGGTATGGGCGGGGACAGAACCACGGTATCCAGTCATCATAATACTCCAAATGTTCCCTAAAGGCTTATTTGTTGGTGTCTAGAATTTCTTTAAGCGCCTTAAGGCTAGGAAGCAAAGATTTTCCCGCTTTGGTTATTTTACCCAAACCAAATGGCGCATAGGTTAAACCAAGATTAATAGCGTCCATCGGGCTGGCTTTCCCTTCAGCCGTTTTCATTATTTCTGGCGCACCAAAGAAAGACCCCCAGTTGCTAGCGGCAATAGCCTCAAGAGCCAGTTGGGCCTTTTTGCCAGCGGCACCCAAAAACGGCGTAGCCGTTTTGCCACCGTAAGCAGCAATAGGATTATTGGATTTGGCCATAAACGGTGGCATCTTGATTGCCTGCATTTCCGCAATCTTTTCATCGAAACCAGGACCAGTAGGCTTAATCATGTTTTCGTAAAAACTCTTAAGCCCCTGCAGAGTCTTTTGAGTGTCCGTAAGCGGCTTCATGCCCCCAGCAGCCGTATAAGGCACAGCATCCAACGGCAACTTAGACGGACCAGAAGGCCCCTTATCACCCATCTTGGGCTGCTTCTTATAACGAGGCACGCCCACGACTATTTGCCCTTCTTCGGACCCCTCGGGGTAATCGGATTACCATACCTATCAGTGGTACGGGGCTTCGGTCCACGAGGCTTACCCATCGACTCCCGCTCCTTCTTAAAACGGGCAAGACGCGTATCACGCTCAGCCTTCGACAAGCCAGCCTGCCCCTTCTTCGCGTTAGCCTCCATCTCCTTACGCAACTTCTCGGGCATATCCTTATAACGCTGCGCCTCGGGATAACGCTCCGCACCACGCTCCCTATAGGAACGCTTCTTAGAATCAACAGGCTTCGGGTCACGCGGCTTGCTGCCAGCATTAGCCTGGTCAATCGACTTCTTCTGGCGCTTAGTCTGCTCAGCGTACTGCGCAGCCTTGCTGCGCGTCCGAGAAGCATCATCGCCCTTGCCGACAGTTCCACGCTTCAGTTCTTTGCGGTACTGGCGACGAGCGGCAGTAGTAATTGTCTCCTGCTCCGCCTCATTCCGCTGTCCACGCCGACCCTTACGGCCCTTCTCCTTGGGCAGCGGCTTTTGCTTTGGAAACTTAGCCTGACCAACAACCTGCTCAACACGGCTACTAGCAGCCTTATTGGCCTTAGCGGCGCGCTCAAGCGCGTCGCGGGCAATGTCGCGCTGCTGACCAATAGTCAAATCACTAGGATAACCCTCACGCTCCAGCATTGTGCGGAACTTCTTGACTTCCTTCTCCAAAAAAGTACGACGAGCCTGAGAACCCTTAGTCAAAACACGACCAGTAGCACCCTCACGGTCCAAAGCCTTGCCAACTTCATCGGCAAAAAACTCTTTAGCCTTACGAATCTGCGTACCCCTAGTCCACTCGCTACGCATTTCACGCAAGTCACCACCAATAGCCTCAGCGCGATTCTTTTCCTTGCGGATAGCACGCATCTTTGCACTTGCCTCAGAACCAGCCTTCATACGAGCCTCACGCTCGGCAGCAGCCCTAGCCTTGTTGGCAGCGGAACGGTCAGCGCGAGAAACAGGCTTAGAAGCACTGGCGGTAGCCTTCTTGGCTGCGGTCTTTTTGGCGGTAGTAGAACCACTCTTTTTAGTGGCCTGCATAACACCCTTAAGAATATCGTCCCAAGGCTTCTTAGCCATAATTACTTACCCTTCGACTTCTTATTCTTATACTTCTGCCAAGCGGCCTCACGCTTAAGGTCACGGTCGGAACGCATCTCGCGCCACATAGCGCGATTCTGCTCACTCTTGGCCTGACGCTCAGCAGCCTTGGCGGCTGCACGCTCAGCCAAATCCTTTTCACGAGCAGCCCAGTGTGCCTCACTATTCAGAGTGGATTTTTCGGCACGAGTCAACTTTTTCTGCGCGGACAACTTCCCCCGACTGGTAGTTTTACCAGCCGACTTCTTTGCCGTGCCAGAAACAGCCTTTGCTACAGCCTTCTTGGCTGGCGCTTTCTTGGCTGTTGACTTTTGGGTTGTCTCAACTATCTGACTGATAATTGGTTCCCAAGGCTTCTTGGCCATTATTTCTCCATGCCTTTTCGGCGCTTACTCGGAGTTCTCTTTGTTGCTGGCTTTACAGCCTGCTTTTTTGGCATCGGCTTGGCCTTAAACGCAGGCTTTGTTTGCTTTGCTGGCGGCTGAGGCGGACGGGGGCGCATTGGAATCGCTGGACGAACAGCATCACCAGTGCGCTTCGGCGGCTGAGGCGGGCCTTGTGGGCGCATCTGGATAGATGGGCGTGGTGCAGCCTGATTGGTGCCAGTACGCTTCGGTGGCGACGGCGGAGCCGTGCGCTTATAGCGGCCACCAAAAGACTTTTCTACTCCACTGAGATTGCCGAGAGGCTTCTTTTGCGCGGGCTTTGTGGCCTTCCCACCAGCCTTCAATGCTCCAAGAATTGCCTTGGCAAAATCATCCATGTAGTTGCCCTGAGGCTTTCGCGAACTCTTTTTAGCAGCCATTGTTAGTAACCCTTCTTTACTTTCTTGGATAATTTAGACGACTTTTTCTTAGACTTAAACAAACCAGGTGCCGTAACTGTCCCCGCTTTTGGGGTGGCATCTGCGTGGCTTGCAAGAAAACTATACTTCTTTGGCATAACTATTATCTCCAATTAATGGAGGCGGGGGGCGGCTTCAACCGCCCCCCACACATCCTATATTTACTTAGGCAGTCTTAGCGGTCAACTTGCCCTGCTTCGCAGCGTTGCGGCAGGTCAGGTTACCGTAGCACATGATGAGCGCGTAGCGCGCATCGAGGTTCTCTGGACGGACGAATTCCGTCTGCGCGAACCACTTGCCCGTGTGACCAACTAGGGTCAGGTACTTGCTGTTGAGGAAGTAAACCACACCAGCGGTGCAATGCTCATCGTAAACCACGGGAGCAGCCTTGAACAACAGGTTCTGGAAACCAGCATCTGCCGTCTTGGTGTCCGTGTAACGGAGTTGCGGCTGCAACAGTGCCTCGTACTTCTCGAACAGGGTCTGGGTCGTCAGCACCATGTCTGGGTGGTCATTACCAACCGACACGCTGTTGTACGCCGTGGACAACTGGGCGAGAGTCAAAGCACCAGCGGTGTTCTCCTCGTATGAACGCCAGTATTCGTTACCAGCAGTTGCACGGTTGATTCCACCGACAGTTCCAGAGGCTTCGACGATGTTGCCGAGGCCGTTCCAGTCCTTGCCGCTGTTGCCCGTACCATCAGCGAAGAACATCTGGTTGAAGCCTTCACGCATCGACTCCTCGGCCTGCATAATCTTGGCTTCGAGAAGGTTGATGATTTCTTGCTCACCGTTGTTCTTGGCTTCTTCGATACCCGAGATGGCGATGGATGCAGCGTACTGCTTCCAGTCGTACTCGGCTGCCGTGATGCCGCTCTGGGCCGTCAGCGAAATGGTGTCGTAGCCACTGTACGAAGCCACCGTGCTGTTCTGACCGTAGATGAGTGGCTCCACAATCTTGGTGCCACCGTTAAGCATACGGATGCGACCCTTATCCATGAGGAAGTAGGTCAGGGGGCGAGCAGAAAACACGTTGTCGGTCAACTGGTCGCGGTAGTTGGCGAGCGTTGTTGAAAGCAACGCATCGAAATTCGGGTTAGACATTTCTATACTCCTAGAAAATTAATAAACGGATTAGGATGCACCCATTTGACGCTTCGCTGCTTCCCAAGCATCCGCTACCGAACTAATAGGCACAAAAGTTTCATTCGTTGTGCTGGCTGTAGCCGAGGCCCCACCAGACACAACAGACGCTGCACGCTTGGCCTCCAACACCTGTGCGTCAGCCTGCTGCTGACGCTCCTGTGCTGCTTTGGCCAACTGTGCCTGCTGTACCATGCGGTCAAAAGCAAGTTGCTTGTAAACACCTTCGAGGTCATTCGTTCCCATCCGCAAAGCGGTAGAAACAACCTCTTTAACATCAAAATCAGAATACTTGGACTGCAAACCTTGAATTTCACGCTCAACCTGCTGCTGACTCTGGTAGTCCTCAAACGAGGCAATACGCTGGTCAAGTTCACGGTAACGACGCTCAATCGGGTCATCGGACAGATAATCCATTTCACTTGCTGCGTTGGCCATCTCGGTGGCAGCCTTACGGCTGATACCATAATGGTCCATCAACAGGTCAATAGTGGTTTGGGGGTCTGTCTCCAAAGCCGACTGAAGCGCTGACGCAAACTGCAACTGGTCACGCTGCTGGGAAAGTTCCTGAGTCTTACGGGTATAATCCGCTTGACGCTGGTACCCAGCGAGTGCTTCACTCAACGGAACTTGCAGTTCCTCACCATCAATCTTAATCGGAACTCTATAATTAGAATATTCGTCAACCGAAAGAACGGGTGTATCGGGTGCTTCTGATATTTCACTCGGGGCTACGGTTGACCCATCAACTACAGGTTCCACCTCGGGCGTTGCGATTTCATCGCTCATTTATATTTATCTCCTAGAGTCCTAAAATGGTTGCTCTAATGATAACTGGGCGTTCCCTAGGCGGGAAGTTCTGGAGGCTGTCCCTGCTGTTGGGCCATCATGGCCATAATTTCTGGTGGAAGACCAGCGGCTTCCATTCCAGGCTGAGCAGTAGGCTCAGCCCCAGCACCAGCAGCGGGGACAGGAGGGGTGCCGCCCATTTGGGTCTGAGGCTGAGCCATAAATTCGTCTGGGTTCTTAACACCGAAACCAAATTGCAGAACATGAGCCGCCAACTTCTGCATATCAACAATACCAAGCGGAGCAAACGGTGCCATAGCGTCAACCATCTGGAGTGCCATCTGACGCTTAAACGACTCGTTCTGTGGCTGGGTTGAACCAGCAGCAACCTCGAAGTCGAAATCACCAGCAAGGTAATCGCGGTCAAAGTTAATCCACATTGGTTCGCCATCTCGTCCAGCAACTCTGGCTACCTGTTCGCCAATCATAAACTGCTGGGCAAGCGCCAACATGCGGCGGCCAACTTCCGCGATAGACTGCTCGACAATCGCCAACTTGTCTGCGGTGCGGGCATTAATAGCATCCTGCACAAAAGATGCTTCTGTCGCCGTGCGGCGGATTTCTGGCAAGCCACCACGCTGAATCTCGGAAACACCAGAAACACGGTCAATGTCCTGAAGGATGATTTCCGTCTGATTATAGAATTCGGGTGGGTTAATTACCGCTGGGAAAGCCGTAACGACAGCGCCCAACGGCTCGTCGCTGATAACGGGAACCATAACATTGTCATCGTCGGATTCCAGCGCCGAACGACCCAAATTATCAAAAGCGTTTTCCTTATATAGATACTTGCGGGAAAACTTCTTGCGATGATTCATCATCTGCGAACGAGTTTCGTTCAACTCAAGTTGCAGCGGCTCAATAGCCTCTAGGTCGCCAACAGGGTAAAACTGGTCTGGCACATCGTAGTTGCGAATCATCACAAACGGCTGACCAAACGAGTACGGCATACGCATCGGCTTAACCAAGAACTGGTCAGAACCTTCGCAGAATACCGACATTGTTCCAGCAAGAATGTCGTAAAACTCCCAAATTTCCGCGTAACCCTCGTTCTTATCGTAAATCTTTTTGCGTGAAGGGTCATCGGCATAACGGCTAACAGCCATCGGCTGCACTTTTTCGCGGGCAGCCTTAGAGTAACGCTTATCTGCCTTTACTTCAGCGATTGGGCGGCGGATACGCTGCGCAATCCACTTAATGTCCTTCATGCTGGTGGCATCTGGGTCAACAAACACATCATTGACCGAAACACGCTCAGCAAACGGGCTGTCCTCGCGAATAACTGTTACTGGAGTAATTTCCCCACCCTCGGCGTTCGGGTCAGAAAACTCGGTATCCCCTTCGGCAACAACTTCTTCCTCAACGAACCTGTAGGCAACCTTAATCCACCCATGACCAAACACGAGTGCGTCTTTTACCGCACGGCGGAACTCCGTGCGGATGTCACGGTGCTTCCACCAGTAATTGACTACCGCTTCAGCAATGACAGCATTAGCGGCGTTTTCTGGCTTAACAGCATTAACCGTAATCTTGGGATAGTTTACCGAAATATTAGGTGAAATAACATTAATTGTAGAAAAAGAAATATTGACCAGCATCTGGTCTTCATTCTTGTAGTCATCAAAATGCTTGCCGCGATACAGGTCATTCATCCGCTTCCACAAAGCGTCATAACCGTCGTTCTTGCGCCAACGCTTAGATGCTTCAAGGCGCTGCTTATAGTGCTTCAGGTAGTCGGCAGCAGATTTCTTAGCCATTATTCAGCATCCTTCTGGCCCTTATGCCATCCCAGGTGTTGGTGTAATTCTTCATTGATTTCGTCAACTTTTTCGCCAATTTTATCAACACGGCGACCAATACTGCGTAACAATAGACCATTCTCTGCGTGCTGCTCCGTATTCTCTTTCCGAAGGCGCTGTAGCACAACAACAATCGGACCCGAAATAACCGCAACCACTACAGGAACAATCCACTCGACCACCTCATCACATCCAATTAGTTACAGGTTCGGCATTATAGCCATTAATCTTAGCCTGCTCCACGGTCTGACGCTGACGCTCGCGAATAGTAGGGCCATGAAAGTCCTCTTGGCCATAAGTAAAGCCAAGTCGGACACCCTTAATATGGCACTTAAAGCAAATTTCGCCCCTATGGGGCTTCTGCTCGGCAGAAAACTGCTTGCCACACTCCTCGCAAATAAAACTTAGCATCATAAACTCCAGTTTGTTCCCTAAGATTGGCCAAAAGGCGTGCGTTCACGCACATTATGTGACCCCAAAAAGGTTTTACCGTGCTGTTGGCCCCCAAAAATATGGCTCTCCCACCACAACAGGCTGTTCGCTGGCGGCTTCAGGTCCTGACGATACTCTGGCAACCAGACATATTTAAGCATCTGAACGGCAATAGCCAAAGAAATAACCCTGTCGTCATGTGGACTGCCCTGCATTTTGCCATTTTCCTTGCGCACAAAAGTGCGCAACTCGGCAATAGTCCTAGAGTCCACCAAATCAATACCACCATCCCTGAGGGCTGCGTTTAATTCGTCAATAGCCAGAGGCTTTGTCGTCGCCGTAGTACGCCAACCGAGAACTTCCGTCGCCTCTGGGCGACGCATAGCCAATTTGCGTTGACGATACAGATTCTTGTACCCATACTTTTGGGCAGCCTTAAGCGTTGTTAGACCGTGGTTATTACTTTCAATGCCTAGCAGCGCCGTATTATACCACCAGCCCAACTCGGACAACAGTTCACCAAACAGGTCTGGCTCAATCCGCCCATGCCAATGGGCGACAACAATGCCAGTAGTAGCATCAATAATGTGGGCGGAACTAAAGTCACCGTAACTGAGTCCTTCGGCCACATCGGCCCCAATCACATACAAACTATCACTACGAGGAAAATCCCAAACCGCGAACTCGCCATTTTCTGTTTCATGGAACTCACCATTGCCAGTAGAAAACAAATGGAAGTATCCACGCATTGGGTCCATTGCCTGAATTTCGTCAAGCAAAGAAATATCAAAAACTGGGTTACCTGACTTGATGAACGCTTCTTCTGGAAATGATGGATACTCCTGGTGCAACTGCCACGAAGACATATTCGCCGCCTTCATGTCGTACCACTCTTGGTCGCGTTCACCGTCCGCGCTCCAGGGGAAGAAAATGCCCTTAAAACGGTTTGTCCCCGCTTGAGAACCAACCCACAGTTCGTGATAAAAGTTACCAGAACCATTGGCCGTACTCAAACCAATAACGCGACCACCAACATCAGCGACAGGCTCAATAGAAGCCCAAGCCTCCTCAGCGTTGGGGAGGAACGCCCATTCGTCAACGATAACCAAATAGACTGACTCACCACGAGCAGGGTCATTACTACTAGGCAAAGATTCAATAGCAGATTCATTATCAAACACCATCTTCAACTGGTGGTCCGTGGTTTGCTGCGGACCTCTTTCCTTTAACCACTGCGGCAAAAACCTATAGCCGTACTTGGCTTTTGCCAACAACTTAACAGACTCGCGTTCCGTACGAGACAACATAACCACAAAACGGTCAGGGGCAAAAAAGGTTAACCAAAAAGCGTACGCCGCAGCCAGCGTACTGAACCCAATCTGGCGGGCCTTAAGAACAATAGTATAGCGTTCAGACATCCATGTTTGCACGGTGTCAATTTGCGCTTGGCGCAACTCAAACCTGATTCGTCCATGCTCTGGATGTTTAATATACCAGTAGTTCGCACAAAAATACTTGAAGGCTTCCAGTTGGTCTTCGACGGACCCATCCTTGGGTCCGCGACACTTTCTGAATTCTGCCTCGTTTACTAATTCTCTGAGTTCCATCTTGGTTTACCACCCCACGGAATCCAGCCGTTCCCGTTCCTGTCGTGAGAATAATCAAAAATAGCCATAAACGCATTAGCGTTTACAATAGGGTTAAACAGTTCCTCACAGGTCTTCAAGATGCCCTGTTCCTGGAGCCAACCCCGTTTGCTGTAACGATTGGGCTTGCACCAAAAAGCATTAATCTGAAACAACCCATAAGAACCTCCCATTGGGTCGTAGGGGTTAAATGCTACTTGTCGGCAGCGAGATTCGCGCCACATTACATAATCAACCTGTCGAATATGCGCCTTGCGGCCCGAGGCCGCCAGCGCAGTAATCTCGAAACGGTCATCGCAACGCAAATGATTTGAGGTCGCCTGTGCGGCAGGGACAAAACCACAAATCCCTGCGATAAATACGGATACGGCAAATACCAGTTTTATCATAAATTAAACCCTAGTTGGGTGGTGTCACGCAAAAAGTGACTTAAAAGCCTCGTGAACTTTTTTTGGGTCATCAGCAAACTCGGGAGACAACTCAATATGGTACCAGTCTCCCTGGGGTGCGCCTGACACCGTTTTCTTTGTGTAGCGAACCCAACCAGGTCGCGTACACTTGTAGGCCCTGCCATGCGGCTTGGGAAAATAGTCGATTACCAATTCAACACCAAGTTTATCGGCGTTAGCAACAACCATTTCGATTACTTCGTTGGCAATCTTTCTGTCCTTGCCGCGCCAAGACAAATCCATTGCACGACCAGTAGAATGAACCGACATCTTATCGGAACCGCGAATAGGGCGAACACCCCAAGTTCCGTTATTCCAAAGATTCTTTTTGCTTAGCAGTACCAGATGTTTGACGAACGCTTCTGTGCCTTTGCGTTTGCCTTTGGCAACGCCATCAAATCCCGTATAGGGGCGACGCTTCACTTAGCGGCTTTCTTGACGGCCTTCTTCTTGCGAACCTTGATTACGCGTCCGTAGCGCGAATCCTTCGGGTCCAAATAGTTATAGACCACAGGCAAAACTGCGGCTGCGCCAGCAGCCAGCAGAGCCTTGGGGTCACGCTCGCCAGCAATCGCCAAAGCAACAACACCAGAACCAAAAACCTTGGCCCACGACTTTAACATCTCCAAATGCTCTTTTGACATAATCACCACTTTCCCAACGGACAATGAAAAACCTTGAATCGTGTTTTAACCTTCATGAAGCAAAAACATTCGCCACATTGCGGTGCGCCAGGTAGGATTTCAATGAGTTTATCGCAATCCAAACAAATATCTAGTCTTTCCTTGGGAGAAAGATTTTTTTCAGTCAAGGAACTCATTGTCGAAATGGTAAGACGCATCTAGGTCCCACTGCTGCTTATCTTCATTCCAAAGATAATGTTGGCCATCTTCTGGCTTTGCGACTGGGGCAACCCAATCGTAAGAAGAATTCAACGACCAACTTGCATGGGGGCGGGGTTCAACGAAAACATCTGGTTCAGCAAGAAACAAAAATCCTTGCTGTGCAAAATCTTTGCGAAAAGACTTGCTGTAAGATGTTTGCTTCCATGTTCCAGGAATACCAAGCGAAGCAATGTAATCCTGTCCTGGTTGCTCTGACTCTGGGTAATTCCCACCAGCACAATCGTCATTAGAAATGACGATTACATCTTGGACAACGCCGTCTTCATTAATTTTGGCAAAATGAGCCATAATCACCCAATCCTGTAACGAATCACAACAACACCCGACTGTCCAGCAGCACCACTGTTTCCACCGTTTCCAGTGTTCGCGGTTGTGGATGCACCATAACCACCGCGGGCATAGGTGACAGATGTTCCAGTAAAAGAGTTTGCAGTTCCCGCACCACCAGTCGTCGTACCAGCAGCGGAAGAACCACCACCACCCATTCCAGAACCACAAGTGTTAGTACCACCAGCGGTTCCTTCTGGCGGATTGTATCCACCTGAGTTTCCTGCACCACCGACACCGCCACCTTGACAGCCGTTGGTGCCACCGCCACCACCGCCTGAACCACCAGCAGCACCGTTACCATAACCACCACCGCCAGCGCCACCAGCGGAAGAAGAATAACCAAGCGCGCTGGAAGTACCACCCGCACCACCAACAGTAATTGTATATGCTTGCGCGGTAACAGCAACACCAGTAAATACTCGGTATCCACCAGCGCCGCCGCCACCACCGTTAACACCAGTGCCACCACCAGCAACAATCATCACATCGACAGTAGAACCAAACGCGCTGGAAGCGGCGTTAACCGTAAAGGTTCCAGTAGCGTTAAACTGATGGTATGCGTAAGTATTGCCATCCTGGGCGTAAGTTGACGAATCAACCGCACCACCAGATGCAACTATGCCCTGCCAAAAACCACGTCCAGCATTAACCTTTTTAGCAATTGGCTGGCTTACATCTCCTCTATTACCACGAGACATAATTAAACCGCAATTCTGTTGACATAGCCGTGCAGCGTAATCACGCTGGCCGTACCAGCGGACGCGCGAACAACCAACGGCGTAGCATTTCCCTTCAACACAAGCCCAGGGGCAATAAGAACCAAACCAGATTCACCAGTAAGAGTAATCTCAATCAAATCGTTCGGGTCGGTTGTTCCGCCCCAACCAACCGTCAACTTAACGGCGCTGGTCGAGGAGTTGGCTGCATAAAGCCAAATTTCGTCAAAAGTCGTAGCGGTGCTAGAGCCAGTATGAATCGTGGTTCCAGCAGCAATCGAAGTTGCCGCAACAAGAACTGGGCGACCATCCGTTGAACCGCTAAGCGTTTGCTTTGCAAAAGTTGCCATATACTATGTTATCCTGTTCCCTAGTTATCCAAAAATAATATTAGCCAAAATGTTTTGGTCGTCTTCCCATACTGGCGTAGTGGAAGCGGGAGTGGCCCATTTCAGTCCAGTTCCCGTGGAAGAATCTGCTACCAGAATCTGGTCATTACTACCAACTCCCAATCGAGCGACCGTGTTGTCCGCGCTACCAACAAGCAAATCACCCTTAGCGTCAACCGTGCTAAGAGCAACCTTGCCGTCTAGCAGCGTCGTAATCGCGCTAGATGCCGAAATATACTCGGCAATATCTCCAAGACCAATTTTCTTGGTCGTAGTCGTGCTAGTATCAACAACTGGCAAAACATCAGCCGCGACAGCATCAATAGCCGTTAATGCGGTTAACTGAGAAATTTTAAGGTCAGCCACTACAGATTACCTGCTTCCAACAAAATAAACGACCCGTCTTCCAATAGCAAATCGTTCCCTAGTTCATCCTCAAGGTTACTCGCCGTGTAATCAGGGTCATTCCAATACGAGTTTGCCAAATCACCCAGCGTGGTACCGACGGCACCAGCGGTAACATAAAAGTCGTACTGCAAAGTGCCACGCTTGTCCAAACCAACACTAGACCAATGGGCATATAGCAAATCGCCCAAAGTGTCTCCAACCGTTGGGTACAACGCCTTGAGCGCCACATACATCGCGTCGTTAGTTGTCGCCATTATCCACCTTGGTTGCCTTGGTTTCCAAACGGAAACGCTGTTCGTTGCTAGCGTGCAAAGAAATCAACTCAGCCAACTCCGCATCCGACAACTCACTCGCCTTAGAGGTATGCTCCACATTAACCTGCACAGGAGCCAAACGGCCCGTAGCCTGGAGATACAACTTAGCCGAATTATTATCCCCCTCCAAAGCACGCTGAAACAAATTGTCAAGCAACGCTTGGGTTCGCTCAGGCGAACCTTGAAGGTCACTTACACGCTTTTCCCACTCCGACTTAAACGCTGGCTTCTTCTTCCACCTTCTTAGAGTAGTCTCGTCAATACTATTCTCTAGCGCATAAGCAGCCTGAGAGGAAGGCACCCTGCCGTTAGGCGGGGT